AACTGCTTGCCAATCGTCTTGACTAGTTTTTTTAATCCATGTGCTAAAAGTATAAGTTCTGCGATTTCCTGCTGAAGAAACAACGCGACTTAGTTGACTATTTGATGCTTGCTCAAATATTAAAGACTGATCTATCTCGTAGGGTTCAGCAACAGCACCACTGCCCATAATTACTTTCTTAGCAACTGTACTCATTAGCTCATTACCTGCCCTGCTGTAAACCCATAATACGTTGTACCCCCGTCCACGGTGTAGAACACAAAGATGTCTACAGCATCATTAGTAGTCGTAAGTGTAGGAGCCGTGTCTGAAGCCCACTTGATGCTTGAGTTCCATGTTATTGTTCTAGCAGTTGAGCCTTGTATGATCCTAAGTGTAGCTGCGGATACTTTTCCAGACGCTGCTGGGTTAGTAAAAGATATAGTAGTGTTTTCAGTCAAGTCATGGCTGAAGTTGCTGGCTGTTCTTAGGTCTAACGAAACTGTGGCAGAACTAGAAGTAACTGCTGCGTACTCTTCGCTAAAGCCGTTGTCAAGCGTTATGACTCCGTTAGCATCTGCGGTAACTGCTTTACTTGCTGCGGTCAGGCCAAGAGTAGCTATATCTAAGTAGTTAAGCTCTGCGGTAGTCGCGGTAACTCCATCGAGAAGATTAATTTCGGTAGCTGTTGAAGTAACTGCTACATCTTCATTAATCTTAGGTGAAGTAAGAGTCTTGTTGGTCAGGGTGTCTGTAGATACAAGAGAAACTAAAGTTGAATTAGCTCCGGCAGGAAGCATTAATGTATTAGTAACTGCTGCGGAATGTGGTTGTGCGTAAATCTTTTGACCATGACTATTACTCTCACAGTTTAAAACTATAGCACCTGAGTTTGTATTACCTCTAACTACTACCGTACCTGTTCCGTTAGGGGCAAGGTCTAAAGTGGCATTAGAAGCTGTAACAATATCATTACCGTTAAGGTCTAAGTTAGCACCCAGCTGCGGGCTGGAATCCTCCGAAACATTAGACAAGGCAGATGAAGTTGCGAGTCCAGCTACTACCACGCTTCTTGCTACTTTTTTAAGGCCTCCCCCTGAAGTATCTATCGCTAAAAACACATCATCACTAGCAATAGTACTAATTTCAGATAGGGACGAGACAGCCGTAGGATTAAAATTTGTACCATCAGCAATGAGCAACATTCCAGCTGTATTAGTCCCCATCACAAGATCATCCCCACCAATAGTAAGGTCGCCTGTCAATGTAAGATTTCTTACTCCAGTATAGTCTTTATTTGCATCAAGAATTACTGCTTTAGAAGCTACGGCAGTTCCTATAGCGGTACTGCCTATATCTAACGCGTTTAACTCTCCTACAACGGCTGTAATGCCATCTAGCGCATTTAGTTCTGCGGCGGTAGAAGTTACACCATCAAGTATATTCAGTTCAGCAGCAGTGCTTGTAACCCCATCTAAGATGTTAAGTTCAGCAGCAGTGCTTGTAACCCCGTCTAAGATATTTACTTCTGCTGCTGTTGCGGTAATGGTGGATCCGCCAATTGAAACAATACTAGTAGAGGGCTGTACCCCAATAAATGATGCCATTACGTTATCTCCATAATTCCTAGCGTTACGTCTATAGCGTTCGCAGTACCTGATTTAACACGAAGCACATCGGTAGTTTCCAGAATATATTTCTGTCCCGCTAGTATTTCTAATGTAGTACGTGCAGGAATGCTTACTGTATCTAATACTTGAAAGTCTGCATTTGATGCCGAAGTATCTTGAATTTGAACCGTAATATCTACAGCACTAGCAGTCTTATTACAGATTGCCATACCAAGAATTACAGTAGTTGTACTAGAGCCAACAGTATATAAATCAACATAGGCTGAGTGATTTACATTTGCTGCGAAAGCATTTTTAAATGTATTTGCCATAGTTTTATCCTAATGCGATTGCTAATGCTGTGGCATCGTCAACTGATGCTCCTGCTGCGGATACATTTGCAACTTCTACAATGTTATTCGAGCCGTCCCTCATGTAAACTTTTTGGTCGGCAGTATTAATAGCAATCTCGCCCTCTACCAAATCATCAGTATCCGGAGCTCCGCTTGTAAATTTACGTTTTGGTTTAATTGTTTGAGCCATTAGGAGTAAGTACCTCCGTCTATAGTGTTAGTCCATGAAATTGTGTCAGAAGAAGCCGTATAAAATAAGAATTTATCCGTAGATCCTCCTCCATCAACCGCAGTAAGCGTATTTGCTGAGTTTGCTACAAGCACAGAACCTTTGTTTATAGTTGAAATACCTGTTCCACCATCTGCAACAGCTAAATCTGTAATTCCTGTTATAGATCCACCAGTAATTGCTACACTTGAGTCCTCTAAATGAGCTACTAAGGTCGCTACTGCGTATCCAGTGCCAGAAGGGTCAACAGTATTGCCAGGAGCTGATTGATTATCCTTAAATAGCTTCCATTTTCCCGAATCAGAGGCATCTCTGAAGAAACCTGAGTACTTATCAGTGCCAGAAGTGTCGTATACACCATAAATACCAATATCTAAACTATCTGACCCAGTATTTGCCTTGGCTAACTTAATAAGAGAGTCTTCTACATCTAAAGTAGCGGTATTAATAGTAGTTGTTGTACCGTTTACTGTTAAATTACCTGCGATTACAACATCATCAGGTAATCCTATTGTTATTTCGTTATTTGATACAGCCGTAGTAATCTCATTACTTGTTCCAGTGAAGTTTATTGTCTCACCTAGTGTAACGGTATCATTTGATCCAGTATCTGCACCTATTATAACTGTAGTTGCTACTTCTCCCCAACTTAATACTCCATTTGAGTCTGTTTTAAGAAAATAATTGTTAGTTATAGTACCAGGAAGAGTATACTCTATATTTGCACTTACACTTGCAGGAGCTTTTAATGAAACATAGTTGCTTCCGTTAGCCGATGCCTCTGCTAACTCAAGAGCACCCTGCGCTTTTATCTTTAAAGTATCAATTTGTGAGTTAGCATCAACAAGTAAAGCACTGCTAGCTGTTAAAGTACCCGCTGTATGGTCGAGCATATCAGTAAAGAAAGCTCCCCCTATAATTTCAGGAGTATCTCCTCCTCCATTTACATTTCCTATAGCGAGTCTTTTTCCATAAGTACCCCCACTACCATACGCATAAAATAGCTCACCCTGTGCAACAGCAGACGGCTTACCCGTGCCTGTGCTTCTTTTAATCTTCATTGTTTGAGCCATTTATAAAACTCCGATGTATCCTAGTAGGATCCTGCGTCTATTGTGTCTGAGTCCGGTGATATGTTTCCAACCATTATTGGAACCCATGCAAAATTCCCAGAACTTGTTTCTCTATAGACTTTTAGTTGATCGTCATCTGTATCGTACCATGTATCGCCTTCAGATACTGTAGATCCTGAAGGCGCGGAAGCACTTCTAAAGTTTTGGTCTGCTAACTCTTTTAGTGCATCCTCTAAATTATCCGCCGTAATTGTATTGTAGGGAGTTACCGTAACATTTGCTGCGTCAAGCTGACCAGGAGAATTTATAGGTATTGCTAACGTATACGCTTGAACTTCCGTAACATCATCAGTTATACTGATACTAATAGTATCTCCTGTTACGGCAACATCTGTAACTTCTTCGGTTAGTTGTAAAGTAGTCTGAGTACTCATCGCGTCACTTCTGGAGTGATAGTCACATCTCCTTGCAATAACCGTTTAACAATAGCGTCACTAGCAGTGAAAATTTCTAGGTCATATACATATTGTCCTGCTGCTAGGTTCGCACTGGCGGTAGGTGACAGTTCCATTTTTAATGTGCCATTGGAAGCACTTGTTTTAGTCACAGTAAAAGTAGCGGCAACAGAACTAGCAGTATGAGATGTACGCAGCTGCGCTCGACCCGTATAATTGGTCAAGTTTAAAGCAGATCCTGACTGCTTAATTGCTAAGTCAAGAGCAAAGCTGGATCCTTGGTCGATTACTAAGTTATATGTACCTGCGCTCATGTCTTTTTCTCCATTTTGAAATTATATCCCAAAGGACATACTTAGTCAAGTTTTATTTTTGTGATGGTGTTACTATGATAACTTACCTATTTTAACCCTGACATTTGTACCGTCTGAGATTTCAATTTTCTCATTGCCTCCATCAATAGTAACTTTACTACCTACAGTTATGGTTCCCCCTAAGGAGTTTGTTCCTCCCATTGCCCCATCTTGAAACCCGAGACCGCTTCCATCTATGTAAAACTTAGGCGAACGGAGCCTTCCATTATCTAAGTCCAAGTGTGTTCCACTAGTTGCAAAGTTACCAACGGCATCAGTTCCATAGTTACTACTAGCACTTTGTATAATTCCTGTCGTGATATTATTTCCATGAATTACTGTACTTGTATTCGCACTTAAATCAGTAAAAGCAACTACTCCAGAAAAGCTATGTATAACATGTAAGTTACTAAATACAAGATTGCTTCCGGAAGATATTCCCTGCGGTACATCATCGCCATTTACATCTTCTAGTGCAGTAACAGAGCATGCATAGTAAAATAGTTTTTGGTTGCTTCCATTTCTCGCAGTGAAAGTAGGACTTGTAAAAGACCATTTATTTGCTATGGCCTCTCCAAGATCCGCTATATCAGTTGTAGTAAAGGTTTTATTTGAAAAGGTAAAAGCTCCTCCAGACGGCAAAGTTGGCGGATTGTTTGCTTCACCATTTTCAGGACTAGAAGTATCTGGTGCTCCTGTTCCAAAAAACAGTGTACCTACAAAGTTTTGTCTTCCTTTCTCTCCTGCATCTCCTTCAGCCCCAAATTGAGCCGCTAAAATAGCATCTGCCCAGTCTCCCGTTTCAATAGTATCCGTGCTACCGGTAGATATAGCAGGAGCAGTTATCTTCCATAAGTATTTTGAATCTGCAACAGGACTTGTGGCATCTTTTACCCAACTATTAAATCCTGTTCCTGAAGTAGCCCCTCCACTATTTTTTAAATTTCCATCTGCAAAAGTATAAGTAAGAGTTTGAGAAGGGTCTGCAGGAGCACTAGCACTGTTTGTTCTTTGATACAATTCTGCTACTGCACTACTAACTCCAGGGTCACCATCGTTCCCTTTAGAGCCACTAAACTGAATAGGATCTGTCCACTCCGAACGAGCAATAGTATCTGTAGTACCAGTGCTACTCGCACTAGCTGCAGCTATCCATTGTACTCCATCTGTTACACTAGTATCCGTTACTTTAGTATACCAGCCTGTTCCTGCTCCGCTTCCGTTTATAATTTGATTACTGGTAATACTATACCCTGAAGCCGCAACAATTTGTCCCGAGGCCATAGATACTGTGAGTTCAGGAAAAGTACTAGTATCATCTATACTTGTAGGAGCATTTGCTGACATTTTATATAAATATACTAATGCTGCTGAATTCCCTTGAGAACCTTCTTTTAATTTACCAATAGAAACTACAGCTGCTTTGGTAGTAGCAGCATTATCAGGATCTAAAGCCTCCCTAACAGTTACTGTAAAGTCGAGAGGGGTTGCACTATATGATATTGCACTGTTATTATGTACGGTAATTTCTCTCACTCCATTAGTTCCTGCAACAAAATCGCCGTCTGCAGATCCAGTAACTATACTGAACGCACTTGTTCCCGTAACCTTAAACTCTGGATTAGTAAATCCAAGACCTGTAGCCGTTATTACAATACCACTAGAAGGAAGAGTTGTTAACTGAGTTCCTGCCGCATTATACGATATAGCATTTATAGAAGAAGTAGCTAATACATTTTTACCTGTTCCTGCAAGTTCGGGGGTAATTTGAAGGAAAGACATAGTATTATTCTCTCCCCCTAGAGCGTACTTACCACTTTGTCCGGCAGAGTCAGTTCCTGAAGCATTATAACTAACTGGAGTAATTAAGAAATCGTTTTCAAAATCAATAATTAATTCTTGTCGTTTAATTGCTTGGCTACTTGCAGTTGCATTAGGCCACGGAAAATCTACATACATTACAGTATTGCTTTCTACTAATGCAATTTTTGCTGCGTAACTACTTCCAACAGTTATTACTGTGCCTACTTGTAAGTTAGAGAATCCCGAGCCTGTAATCTTTCTAGAATCGTTAGTCATTGTACAAGTTCCTAGGCTCGTCCAAATACTATCTACATCCGCTACATATTTAATACCATCATACCAGTAGGATAAAGTTCTACCATACGTAGTAGTATCTGTCTTTCGTGCTATAAGTTTTAAAGCATTAGCAGACCCATTACTTGCATCAACAGCACTATAGTCTAGCATTAAATACCCGAGATCAACTCCTCCTTCCTGATATGCCCAACTACTATCAGCCAAGGCTGCGCAGGATAAACCATAGCTGTTTGCATCTGCACTAGTATTTCTTTTTGCTATATTTATATCCGTGAAGGGAGCTATCGCATAGGAAGTAGTACCAAACTTAACAGAGCCTTTTTGAGACCCCGAATCGATTACCGCTACATCACTTGTAGAGAAACCTCCTTTTGTTACCCCGCCAAGTCGAGGGAAGTCCCCTTCAAATACATCATCTATATCTATAGTCGCAGATACTTTTCTTGAAGTTCTTCCTTTTCCGCTAACAGTTTGTATGGCAACCGTATGTCTGCCATTTGTAACATTATCAAATCTTAAATGGCTTCTCCAACTTGGAACAGTACCCCCACTTACAAGGTCACTACCATTTATTTGTTCTCCAAAAGTGTGAAAGATTTTAAATTCAGCTAAGTGTTCGTATGTTGTAGATACTCCAGAAGAGCCCACTGCAGCAGGTGCGTCCCATTCAACTATTACTTCTTCTCCTTTTTGATCTGGGTTAGGCTCTTTTAATATTCTTATTCCTTTTGGAGGAGGTACTTCCACTGTATTCTCAGGAGGAAATAAAGGGTCTACCGCAGCTAAACTAAATTCTTGATCTACAGAATCAAACTTGGCAGTAGAATACTCAGCAGCTACTAAATCAAACTTGCCTCCTTCTTGTTCTGCTATAGAAAGTATTTTATATTGTTTATAAGAAGCGGCAGTTGTCAACCCTGCAGTACTAATTTGTTTTATTGCCCAGATATCTCCGTTAGTAGGAAGCACAGAAAAAGCAGAAGATATAGGAATAGTATCTCTTCCTTCTGAAGTAGTTGTACTTCCTGTAGTTAAAGTTCTTTCCTCTACAATAGTTTCATTTATATACTGTAAATTTAATAGGTTTCCTGAACTATCTGTAGCACTTTCAATCTGTCTACGAGTAAGATCCTCATTAGTAGCATGAAGTAACTGAGTAGTAGATCCCCCTACTTTAGCATGAGTTACTTCATCTCCTCTATTATAAGTTGCGGTGCCTCCTCCGTTTTCATCAATAACTGCACTATTTTGGTTTAAAAGTACCGTTCTCTTAGGAAGTACCACAGCTATAGTATAAGTAAAACCGCTTGCAAAATCTGAAGAGATAGCACGGTCAATTGTAATTGCAGAGCTAGTACAAGAATTAACTCTCCCACTAAAAGCTAAATCAAAGTCTGCTTCATCTTGTATATTAATAACATCACCGGGGGAAAGAAAAGAAGCATTAACAGCACTAGAAAAATTAATTATTTCTGTCTGATTTAGTGCAGTCCAAAGTTTCCATCTACCATATCTTATGGCTTGCCCTTCCGAAGTGCATCCGTAAGCAATAGCTCTTTCACTTTTTATTGTGCCTGTTCTAATTTGGTCTTCTCGATCTTCTACAATGATCGGCTCGAGTTTATACTCCGCTTCTGGGTTAGACCACTCTATTACCATTTGATTTATTCGAGTTCTAGCTCCAGTAGTCTCATAGTTGAAAGATCCATCTATTACATTACTTCTACTAAAATTATACACTGGCTCTGTTTTTTCGTCTATTACAGGTCTAAAAGTTGAATCTGTCCAATATAATATTCCTCTAAATATTGTTGCTAAATCTTTTAATACTTTATAAGAATCTGTTGCTTTTGTAAGATATATGTTCGCGCGAAAACGAGGTTCTGTACCTCCTTTTCCGTCAGGAACTAATTCATCACAGTATTTTGAAATTTTAAATAAAGAATACTTATCAATATCAGTCGATTCTAGAAAGTCTCCAAGTCCGTATCTATTATTTATTAGTACATCATAAAAAATCCAAGCAGGGTTATCTGTATATACTAATATCTCATTTCCTTCGCTGTCTTGTAGAAAATTACCGTCCCATAGTTGAACAGCTCCCGTAAGGTTAGGAGTGGATGCATTGGTACGAGTATACTTAGCATTTAGCCCATCATTTTGTTCTCTTGTTACATAATTACTAGGAACTCTAACTTTTAGTCCTTGAGCTAAATAAGTCCTAGTAGGAACATTATCAAAAGATTTAGAGCTAAAACTAACATTTGCCATAGCTGTATGAGGATAAGAAAGTTTTTCTTTTATTATACCTATTACACTAGAAATGGCGCTTTGGTAGACGCTCTTATATCGAGTTTTTTGCGTTACTAAAGCAGGAGAGACTGCACCTCCATCATTTGGATCGTGTTGAGTCATTCGTGTTATTCTTATCTTAAACCCATTAAAAGGTTGATATTGTTCGAGATTTATTCTCATTTCAAAAGTAACACCACTCTTATATTTACCACTATGAACCCACACCGGCGACCCATTAAACATTGTGCCCGCAGGACTTTCTAGTATATTAAAGTTATCTCCTGATCCACTATCAATACTTAATTCTAGTTTATATCCCACTCCTCCTGGGTACTCTCTACCACTAGTCTCACTCACATAGTATAGACCAGAGGGATAGTTGATTAAAAACTTTACTTCATCAATTTCTGACGCTTGAGCTCCTGAAGAAGTAATTGTTCTAGCAGCATTTTTATCTAGTGCTGAATCAGAGATAGAAAGAGCAACAGAAGTAGTGCCTACACCCTCTATTGTAGGCAAGGGGTCTTGGTCTATTGTACCAGTATTAAAACTCCATCCTGAGTTTTTGTATTTTTCTTCAATTTTTGCTTTTTCTGATCCTGTGGCATCTGATTCTAAAACTGCTTTAGTTATTCCGAACCTAAATGTTCCTGCAAATCCAGGAGCCTGAGCTAGAGTAATAGTATTATTACTAATAGAAGCTATTTCTAAAAATACTCCTGCCTCTAAAGTATGTACTACTCCGTTTGCCTTATCCGCATCAGTCATTACTAGTTTCCACCCTAACTGACCTCCCCAAGTAAAAGTTGCGGTATTATTAGTAGTATTGACATTAGAAAGGCCTCCTCTAATATCTTTACCACTTTTACTTAGTTTAAGATTTGCAAAGATAGTATCAGTAAGAGGACGACTAACTATTGCAGCCCCCGGGTTCCTAGTAGGGTGTGCCCAGCTTGAAAGCATATTAGAACCGGCTGTTCTAGTAAGAACAACATTACCTCCTATTGGTATTCTTTTATGTTGTCCACTCGTGTTATCAAAAGGATTACCATTATAAACATAAGTACTAGTAGGTAATGAAATATCTGACATAGTAACAGATGTGCTGTATACTCCATACACCATAAGGTATTTTTTACCCTCACTTCCTAAAGTAGAATTAAAAGTACCTGCTCCAGTATTAACTGTTACAGAGGTATTATCTGCAATAAATGTTGCAGTAATCCCACTTTGTGGCATATAAGAAGTTTGTTCAGAAGACTGTAGAGCATCATTATTTAAAAATATACCCTGGCCTCCTCCGACAAGACCTTGAATAGGTCCTTCAGATATTATGTCAGAAACTAAAATAGTTTGCTCAGTACTCGAAAGTATAGCATCCGCTAAAGAATCATTTTCCGATACATAACGTCTTCTATCTAGCGAATTTATCGATTGTTGTGGCATTTTATTTTTCCTTGATAGGGCTTTAGCCCGCTACTACAGTTGATCCAAAACTATTTCCATTTGCCCCAAATCCTAGAGTACTAATACTAGAATTTATTCCTGCGATCTCAAAACTTATTGGCTGTCCAGGAACTCTCAATAAGCCGTATAATATAGGCATAGGGTCTCCCTGTACTGTGTTAGATTCTGCTCCATTAAACAAGTAAGATTGTTCTTGGTCTTGGTCACTTCCAGGGTCTGGAGCCATCATCTGATTAATTCCGGTCATAGCTAAATTTACTGCCATTGAATATAATCCTGTCTGTATTGCAGTAGTACTCACTCCAAATACACTACCGCCAGTACCTAAAAGCCCCTGAGTGGCGGGACCCATACCTCCCGGACCTACAGCTCCAAATAACTGAGGAGCATAAATAGCTACTACTACTATGGCGATAGCAGCAAGTATTTTTCCTACTCCTGATTTTGAGCCTGCAGGAACTGGAGTAATTGTAATATCTCCTTCTTTTAAAGTCATTATACACTCTTCTATATACTCAATTGTATTATCTGCTACATCTATTATAAAGCCTACAGACTCTTGGTGACAATCTATAAGATATTTTTTAAACCCAGGAAAGTTTGCTTCTAAGCACTTTAGCGCATCTTGAACTGTAGGAGCATTAAAATAAAAATGCGTTCCAAACTTTTCTCCCATTTCTCCTTCTAAATAAATATTACGCATCATAACGGTAAGCTCCTACTAAGTATTTATGCCACAAAGGGTATAGACTCTCTCTACAAGACAGTCTTTCATTCGCGTGATGGTAAAAGTGGTCATTTCCTATGTACACACCACAGTGATTATTTCTTTCTGCTAAAACTCTAAAAATTAAAATATCATTTGCCTGTATTTCTGGTATAGGTATGGGAAAATGGTTCCACTCTGAGATAAGTTCGTCATTAAAGTAGTCAAGCCCTTTTTCCCACCAATCATCCTCAAAAGGCATCCTTAAGGGAATATTTATACCTTTAGTCTTAAGATAGTCTCTACTGGCCTCAAAACAGTCTCGTACTCCGAACTCGTACTCTCTTCCATATAGTTCTGTAGTATTAACTTTAGGCTCTAGTACGTGTAAGTCCATTTCTGGATAACTAAAAATATAATAAGGAATTCCTAAAGTATTACAATATTTTATATCCCCTTCGCTAGGTTCTGGGCTAGCATCAGGGTGACTATGTACTATTGCTATTATATCTGAGGTTCTTTTAACCCTCAAAAACTCTGTTGAGTCAATTACGAAATCTTCCTCATCTTCAGCTAAATTTTTACAGGGAGTCCAAACTTTTTTACCTTTTTTAACAGATAGTATACCACAGCCTTCTCGAGGATATTCTTCTTCAAAATGTTTTTTAATATCGTCAATATAATCCATTATCTAAACTTCCTTGTGCCAGGGAACGCTCCAAAAGGCAAAGGAATATTAGTGTCTACTACAGATGAAGGTATTGCATCTGTACTATAAGAACCACTTGACTCATTTATAATGGGCATCCCTTGGTATCTAATCTTACAAGATTTAAGTAACTTACCACAAGTATCTCCTCTTGTCCATACAGTTTCATCGGTTCCTGGAGTTATTCCAGAGTTTGCTCTTACTGCTCTCCAAACTGTAACTGTGCCCGCACTATCGTCATACTTAACATATGAGTTTTTTCTTGTATCTGTTGCATTAACCGTGTAATTAGTACTGTTAGACCAAACGGTATACGTTCTCACTAGCTGCCACTGTACTGCGGTTTCTGTCGGTACTACACCATTGTCTCCACTAACAAGAGGGAGGGCTTTTTCACATCTCCAGTACTCTCCTCCATGTAGAACAAAATTACCTAAAGCATATGCGGTTCCAGAACTATATGTACCTTTCCAAAAAGTAGTACTGCTACCGGTTAAATAACTAGCAAGTACTAGGGGTTCGTCGTTTCCTGTAAAATAAAAACTAAAAATATCCCCATTAGAATCTTCAAATTGCTGCTGTGTTTTCCATATACAAGCACTTTTAGAGGGATCTGTTGCCCCTCCTTGATATATCCAAGAGCAATATTTTCCGACAACCTGACGTCTGGGTAGCCTAACTCCTCCTAAGTCAACAGGAGAGGCCAGTTCTACTTCTATAAAAAGATTGTTTTTGTTAGATATTCTATCAATGAGGAACAACTCTTTTTGAAACTCGTAACCAGTAACCCCATCCCCCGTGTATTTTTCTAGTGTTTTTCTTCGGGTTACTCTTGCTCCTATTAAGTTATCCATATTGAAGGTAGAAGAGGGTACAGGTATTCCATCAATTTTAGCGTCCCAAGTAAGATTATTACTTCCATCCACTTCATCCATTTTAGTTTTAAATACTGAACTGTTTTTAATAATTGATTCTACATTTGCAAAAGTTAATGTAGGGCGATTCTGTGCGCCTTCCGCTGATTTTTCTAAACCTTCTAAAAATATAGGCATTGCTATATAAGTCTGTTGTCCTCCTTCTGTTCCTGTACCAAAGAGTAAGTCGTTGCCCGCAGTACCATTATCAAGGTCTTTGCCTGCATGAAAGTACAAAGTATTGTTGCTTCCTGTACCTATTTTAATTTCATACAGCTCTACTATACCGCTTGCTATCTCTAGGTCTTGGGCATCTGTTACAATTAAATTACTCACGGCTCGTATACTCTCTCAAATTTTGCATTTATATCATAATGATTAGAGTTAGAGTAGCTTATATTCCAGTCTCCACATATAACTTTTACTTCTCGTTCGTTTGGATTAGTAAAAGTTAACGTAACACCATCATTTATACTTTGTGCACTACTTAATACCACCGCTGTACCAGAGCTACTTGAGACAGTGACAGTACCACTTATTCCTGTACCAGTCACTGTAGCGTTAGGAGAGATATTAACATTAGTTGCGGAAGCATCTATAGTAACAGAAGTTGAACTACTTACAGCTCCATTTACTGTTGCTGTAGCAGTAGTAGTAGAGTTAGTATCTGGGTATGTAAAAGCAAAAGATGTTACACCTTTCTTATCGGTAAAAAAAGCTTCAATATCATCAGCCTCTATCTTCGGGCGATTTTTAAATGATACAGTAAAATTTTCATCTATAGAGTTTAAGCCATCTGCTATTCTTTGTTGATACCCGTCTCCAAACTTTGCTACCCGAACTTTAGGTTTAGAAGAGAGGCTTAAAGTTTTATCCGGCAAAACTTTAGCATCAATATTTGTTACTATAAATCCTATCGCCATTACGCTACTCCATACGGATTTAGTATTCCGCCCGATCTTTTTTGATACTGTAACTCTTCTTGCACTGCTTGAGATATTGCTAGTCCCAAGTTTTCCCCTACTTTACTGTCTGAGGAAGATTGTGAGCTATTACCACTATTATCCATAGTTACACTAATAGAAACATTATTTGTGTTTGTGCCTCCTCCTGGCATACTTACAGGTATAGCTTTTCCATCAGGTAAAGGTACTACAGCTTCATTCTGCCTTCCTTCTCCAACAAGACCAAGCGTAGGTCTTTTTACAACTCCTCCACTAGCATAACCTGTTATTCCTTTCTGAAGTATACCACCTTTTGCGAATCCAAATATACTTGAAAAGGCAGAAAAAATGGGATTCCCCCCTGCAGTGTTATCGAACAAACCTCCTAAGGTCTTTCCAAGTTTGCCAACGAAACCCCCATCAGTATTCTTCTTTAAAACTTCGTCAACACCTTCTGCAAGTTTATCTCCAGCCCCCTCGAAGTCTGGTACAAAGCTCGTATCGGTTCTCATGCTTTTTCCTCCGTGCGCATTAGTTATGACTCCGTTAGCATCTGGCATTAGTACATTGCGACTAGCCTGATTAAGATCTATTCCCATACCTGGTAATCTGTGAGATGTAGGTCCTGTAACACCGCCCCCAATAGGTATTGGAGGTAGGTTTTCTATCATCGCTTTAAAAACTTTTGCATGATAATCAGCACCTTCCTTTAAAGCATTTCTCATTTGTGTTGCTTCTTTAGTCTCTTCTGGGCCTCCCAAAAGTTTACCAAATAGCATATCTGAAAGTTTTTCAGACATATTTTTTGCTAATGTACCCGCTACATTATCTAGGGTTGCCATAGCTATTCCCGCTACTGCCTCTTTGAAACTACTATTATTGCCAGTTATAAGGTCTTTCAAACCGGTAGTGACAGCTCCTTCAAATGCACCTTTTGCTCCTTGTTTTATTTCATGCATTAAAGTACTTTGTTCAATTAACAAATCTCTCTGTATAATTAGAGCACCGATTTTTGCCTCTTCAAGGTCATTAGCTTTCACTTGCTCTGCAGTTCTTAGGGGGTCTTTCTCATCCATACTTGCTTTAATACCCGCTAAGGCTTCACTTTTTGCAAGAATCTCAGCAGTTATTGTATTAATAGCTTTTTGTTGTGCTAAACTTTCTTTTTGTAGTGGGGTAGCGTTTTGTATTCGTTGTAAGTAGTCACTTTCTAGTTGGACTTTTGCCATGGCTGCCTTGGTTTCATTATCCCTTAAAATTTGCATGATTTTTCTAATTCTAAGCTGTTCAACTAGTAGTATGTTTTCCTTTGTAGTAAGAGTATTTCGTTTTTCGTATTCTTTTGAAGACTTTACAAGGCTGTCTATATTATTAATTATGGCACTAAACTTAGATGTCTTCTTTAGAGAATTCATAAGACCTAGCTGAGACGCTTGTAAGTCTTTCATAGCTTTTCCAAAGTCTTTACCCGCCATTCCTCCTTCTTGTATTGAGTCTTTCAAGCCCATAAAAGCTGCTAAATCCGTCTCCGTAGGAGTACCGCTAGCTATAGCTTCTCCAAGTCTTATAAACTCCTCTCTACCTTCTATAGTAGATCCCTTGACTTCTTTCATTCTAGCAACAAAGTTAGATACAGTTCTTTGAGCTTCTCCTATTAGGTCTTTATTACCAGATTTAAAAGCCCTTGTAAGCGCATCAGATCCTATATTAGAAACTACATTTCCCATATAAGCTGCAGCTGCTGCGCCAGCTTTGTTGGAAACTCCATCTTCCATCTTAGAAAGCTCGTCATTTATTCCTTCTAGTTTGCCCTTCAGCTCTTCTAATTTTTTTTGTTCTGCTTCCTCAGCTAAGCGTAATTTTGTCTCTTCTGCACTCTCCGTTAATTTTTTTATTTTATCAAAAGCCATTGTTGCTACTTCAGCAAGCAGTAAAATTACACCAACAGCACCTGCTTTGCCCATAACTTTATCGGTAAATTTAGCAAAACTTGCAGTAGCCGCTTTCATTTTAGCCATAGTAGTTTTATAGGCTAGTTCCATCTTTTTAAAAGCAATCTTTGCTTTTGTTGTAGCTACACTAACTGTTCCTGTGATACTTTTCCAAGTTATTTTATTCTTGGCTTGCATCATCTCTAAGTTACGAATAAATTGCGCTCTAGTCTGGTTTGACATTTTTGCGTATTCACCCTGACTTTTCTTTGCGGCACGTAACATTCCACGAGTCTGGGCAGGAGTAGGAGTACCTCCTCCTTGTAAAACAGCTAAACCAGATCCTTCCTTTGACTTTAGCCCTTTAACCTGGTCTTTGGCATCTTTTCTTGCTTGGTTTGCACTTTTTACTCTCTCTTTTTCCATCTTTTTTAAAGCGCGGCTTTTACCTGCTAGGCTTTTCATTTCATCATTTACAGCGCTCTTAGCAGCATCTGCTGCATCTTGTGCAGCTTTTCCCATGTTACCAAAAGAAGGAATAATTTGTTTAATTATAGGAACTGCAAGTAACCCCATTGAAAGAGCAAGAGCTGTGGTATTTTCAGTTAAAAAATCAAATACAGGAGTAATAACCTTTGCCAAGCCTTCTTGAAACGGCTTTAAAAGATTATTTTGAAATGCTATACCAAGCTTTGCTACTGAGTTACCTAACTTATCAGTAGCACTTAAATTTTTGGAGTATTTTTCTTCAGTTTGTTCAAGAACATCATTAGCTACTGCTTGACTTCTCTGAAAGGCAGTAAGCTCTTTAACATCTGCACCTATAGCATCAGCATATTTTTGTGAGGCTGTTTCTAATCTTAAAATAATACCTAATTCATCGAGTAATTCTGGTTCTGCTTTTGTAACACCTCTTATTAAACGATTAAAAGAGTCTGTTACATCTCTCCCGAGTACAGCAGATACATCTCTGGCGGCTGTTCCTAAGTCTTTTAATTGGTCGGGACTAAGACCCGATGCCATACCAATAGCTGCCGCTTGGCTTGCATCTTTAAAGTTAATTTGAGCATTTGTATTAGCTACAATATCATTAGTTAATGACTTCATAGCTACACCAGTAGCTTTAGAATAAGCTACTTGACCTGCTGCGAGTACTTCAAAGTCTGCCGCAGATTTTAGAAAATTGTAAGCAGCCGTTATAGCAAATACTTGAGCGGCTAAAGTAGCATATGCAGGAACTAAACCTCCTGATATGCCTTGCATCATTTTTGCATTATTCTTAGTAGCATTTGAAGAAGTTTGAGCAAGACCTTTTATTCTACGGTCTGCTGTCTGTGCCGACTCGCTTTGGCCTTTTAATTGAGCATTTAACTTCGCAGAATCAACAGCAACTCTTTTTGTTGTGCCTTTATCATCTACTACTACATCAATAAATATCGTATTCTTAGCCATTATCCTCGCACATTATGGGTATAGGTTTTACCGCTATTACCCGCTTTTTGTTCTTCTCTTTTTTGTCTCCGCTTTTGATCCTCTGCGGCCGCTTTTACAACGTAACTTTCGTATGATCTTGCAAAAAAATACACTTCTCTTTCGTCTTCTATTTCGTACAGTTCAAATAAATACTTTATATCGCTCCAGTCTTTTCCAAAATATGTACCAGTATTAGTATCCCATCTATCTGTTAGCCTTTGGAATACAAAAAATGCCAGTTGAACTTCCTCAGGAAATACAGAGGCTTCAAGTGGCATTCTTTTAGGGTCGGGCTCTTCGCCTAATTGTTCACAGATAAGTAAATACTTCTCTAAATCAAAGCTAGAGTTTCTCTCATTTACATATCTTTCAAGTAGCTTAAGTATTTCTACTACTTGTTCTTGGTAAAATTTTCCAAGTCACCTACTGTTTCGGTTATCCATGTATCGAAATCGGTTGCATTTCTCATTAATAACTCTGCGTTTTCCGCAGTGTAGGGCAAACAATCCTCAGGATCAAAGTCTCTTATATCCACCAAAAGAAGCTCTTCTAGGTAAGAGTATTTAAAGCCTTCCCATCCCTTTATTATTGCTTTTGTATATTCTACTAAGAACTTATCATCGTCAAGTTCTTCTTCTGGTTGATGAGTTTTCTTGTTCCACTTATTTGTAATACATTTTTTGCGTATTTTTATAAGCTCTTCTCTAGCTAAGTAACATATATCTATATTAAATCCTTCGTATCCTGGGAAGGGTATTTTTACAGTCTTGCTAGAAGTCATAAGACTTTTTAGTGAAACAGGTTCTTTCTTTGTTGTTGTAGCAGCATCAGCCATTGTTATTAAATCCTTATTTTTGAAACTAAATTATACGATATAAGACAATAAATGTCAAGAAGTATTTTTGTGTGGTGAGTGAAAAAAGGGGCCGAAGCCCCTTTTAGGTATTAAGCGTAATCGTCTACTGGGAAGTAGGTGATTGAGCTAACTTCGTCTGCTGTTCCAAAGTCTGTTGGAAGTGCGGTAAAGTTTGTTTCCATTGATATAACATCCTCAATTGAGTGAGTAGGAACCTCAATGTGAGCAGTAGGAAAAACAATCTTTAATGCAGGGTCAGTAGTGTTACCTGTTGCTGTAGCACCACCAATATGCATTGTTACCTCAAACTTGTTTACAACTTTAGACATTGCGCCTGTACTAACAAGATCATTAAAGAACTGTCTTGATGTACCTGACGTAATATCTGCGTCATCCAATGTAAGATAACAGGTTGCATTACCTGTAGCAGCTCGGTTGCCTGTTACGTGCTCAAGCGGCTGGTTAATTGCACCTAATTCTTCTGGTACAAGGTACGTAATATTATTACCTAAAGTAAAGTTTCCACCTGTTAGTACTAGACTATACTTTCCGTTTGCAGCTACCAAACTGGAGGCACTAAAAGTACCAGAAGAACTGGAGGTATCCAGAGCTCCTATAGTAAAGGTATTTGTGGTAACGGCTGTAATTGTATGCTCAATATTCTGAAGAACATCAACACTGGAAGTTGTTATTGCACAGGTTCCTGAAACAAAAACTTTATCCCCCACGGCAAAGCCGTGTGCTGCAGCTGTTGCAACAGCAGGGTCAGCTTTAGTAAGTCCTGTAATAGGAACATTAGAACCAGGGAAAATAGTAGGAATCTTATCCGTAGCATCTGCAGCTTCAATACTTACAGAAGTCAATCGATTTCGAATAAAGTTCTTAGTACTAGTTGTACCTTCATCAATTGCTGCGGTTAAAGATACATTTCCACTTCCAGGAACAGTCTTAACAATGTTAAACTGTCGGCCTAGTGCATTGTCGGTATCGATAAAAATATCACCAAGTACAACAGTAGAACCGTCTTTACTCGTAGCATTATACGCAGGAGCCGAAGTTCCTGTAAGTACTCCACCAGATACGTCTTGAATTTCTTTTGCCATTCCAGACCAATTTAACGTAGCAATACCATCGACATCAAAGTCTACACTTACTTCATTAACAACTGCTTCTGGTAGTCTGTATACAAGAGGATTTGAGGTTGCAGTATCAATCATAAAGAATATAACAAAACCAGTCATTGCTGATCTGTTAGATTCTGCTATACTAATAACTGAACTAGTGCTTGCGGGAGTAATAACAGGTCCTCCACTTACTGCAGGATTGGTAGCTCGTGTAAAACCACTTCCTGTAGTGTAGGTATCTGCACCAAACATGCCTGCCCATAAGGCTTCCTCTACCGCGTGTACTTCTGTTGCATCAGAAGCCGCAACAGACCCTGCAGGAGTAACACTCCCTGCTTTAGATACGAAAGGACGAATATATGTAGAGAAAGACCACTCAGCAGGTGCTAAGGAGTCTGTAAACATACGACGACCACGTCTACTTATACCTACGGTACTTTCCATTTCCGCAAGTGTTATTTCGGAGGTATTGGTGGTTTGAGAGAAGCTATATCCGTCTAATACAGGAACCTCCCAGAGAGCACCCGCTCCCAGCTTTGCAGCTGCTTCAGTATTATCAGCAGGGTTACGAAACTGAATAAACATTCTCGTATCACGACTGAAATATAGTTGTTGTGCCATAGATTATCTCCTATGAACTTGAAAAGGCATGGTCGTGAACGTTTGTTCTTGCCCGCATTTTCTAATAACGAACCTCTATAAGAATCTCTCCGACTCCTAAAGGATCTAATACACCTTCATCAGTATCTATACTAATAATTGTGATTTGTTGAGTAAACTGCTCTAAACCATTTCTATCATGGTATTTTAACTTACTATTTTCCTCTAAAAGAGTTTCTACATCTTCTAGTAGCTCGTCTAAAGCTTTTACTGAATCTTCTTGGTTTACGTAACATCTTACTGTTATATTTAGGAATCTGTCTTTATAGCCCCCTGCCTGATACTGTCTGCTTTCACTTCCTGCATTTAAGTGCACAGCGGGAAACTGTTCTATCTCATCCCAAAATTTTAGTCTTGGACTGGTTTCTGCTACGGACTGATGATAGAGGCCTCGACCATCTATCTTGCTTATAGCATCTGCTAGTCCTGCTGTTATTCCGCCTCTTCTGGACGTATATAATCTTTCATTAGCCACTACATTCTCCTAGTATAAAATCTTCCTAGTGCTAAGTTAGCGGCTATCTCTCTTATAGAAGCATCAATTAACGTTCTAGGGTCTCTCTGAGGAGTTGCCCAGGGCGGAGCTCCTGTACCCACTTCATACACCTGGTAAGGATTTTTGTCGTATGTATAACCAAAACTAGGGTAGCCTTTTTTAGTTGTCATAACATCTGTAATTTTTACACTACTAGCAAAAGCACCGGATTGGTTTACTAAACGAGGAGCTCTCATATTTTTTCTTACTGTGTCTGGTAATTTCTGGTTAATCATTGCCATAGTATTGAATAAAGATCTATTAGCTTTAGGTTTTTTTACTTGTGGAGAACTTGCTGCTTTCGCTAATACCCCTCCTCTGCTTATCTTATTGGGAGTTACTCCTTTTCCGCCTTTTGTTTTTCCTTTTCCCTTACTCCTTGTTTTGGTTTCAACTTTTTTAGCCCCTAATTTTACTTTAAGGTTTTTCTTGCTTTTTAAATTACCTACAATCTTGTCTATAACTATAACTTTTTCTACTTTCTCAAGAAGGGTGCTGGAGCCTTCCATCTTCTCATACTCTACTTTCTTCATAGTAGCACGGTATGCATCAACTAAAGCGTCCATTGTTTGTTTTTCTTCGCTAGATTGTAAAGAATTCTGTTTTTGAAGCACTGGAGAAAGTAACATACTAAATCCTGCTCTCAACTCTCCATTTCTATCTACAAATTGATGGGCATTTGCTACCATCTCCATAATTAATGCTTTTGTCTTGCCCTTTTGCCCGACAGTTAGCTTATTTAACCCAGCATCTAAAGCTGCTGTTAAATTTTGATCAAAAAGTCCGCCTTTTTTAGTAAGCTCTTCCGGAGCTCTTCTACCTCTCATTGTCTCTAAGCCTAGTACAGCTCCCATCAAGCCAGAAGGTACACCCTCTCCCCCGTGATCTATATGTACAGTTTGTCCATAAGCTGTATGATCATAAGTATGTCCTTTTGATGCTGCAAAAGTTTCATTATACGTTCTAAAGTACTTTATAATAGTATCAAAAGACTTAGGCACATAAAAAATATTAAGACCAAAAGTAAGCCCATTTTGCTTAACCAATTTTTGAAATTGTTCTCCTCCAGTTGTGTTACCGGGAAACTTAGAAGCCTTAGACGATATAAAAGCTATTAAACCGTTTTTATACTGCGCTACTTGTCCGCCTTTTAAAGTATTATTAGCTGCAGCATTATATCCTACTTTTATTTGTTCTAGAACCGAAGGAGTTAGTACTACACATTGCTGTACTTTAGCTGATTGTAATATGCTACGGGCTGCCTCTCCGAGCTTCTTTCCCTGTGTACTACCATTGTAGGTTTTTAATATCGCATCTACGATTTTTTGCCTGAAAGCTGAAGAACTCATTTAAAAGTTTTTATACAAGTCTAAGACTCTCTTAATGTGATCTGGAAAAGAAACATTATCTCTTTGTGTGGAGCTGCTCTGATTCTGTATGCTAGCTCCTGCTATACTCTGTCGAGCTTTATGCTCATCTTTTAAGTAGTATGTAACAAGATCGAGTACCGCAAGTTTTAAGTCTCCTGGTATTACATCATATCCTGCTGTGTATACTATTTTTACTGTCTCCACGCCTACAGGCCAGTTTTTATAGCCTGCATTAGTTGTTCTGTAAATACAATCTGTTGAAGCATTTAAAGCGTATTCTTGAGCTGTAGTAGTAAGAGTTTTTAAAACGCCTCCATAGTTTTCAGTCTCTTGAACGCTTACTATACTATTGACAGGGCCTTCTGTTAGTTGAACTATGTAGGTTCCCCAATCAATTGTGAAAAGTTCGGTTTTGTTGCTAGAGTAATAGTCTACAAAACTATTTCCGCAATAAGATTTTACTAATTGACTTACTGAAGGTATTAAAACGTTCAGGCGAGCGTCATCTTTAGGCTGAGTTATACCCTCTGCCGTTTTATACTGCTGTAATGTTATTAAATCTGCCATAAGTTAATTAGTAAAAACTTAGGGGAGGATAACCTCCCCCAGTTCCCATGATTACCGAGGTAATCAGAAGTATCGATTACTGATACTCGATTCGTACAGCAGGCTCGTTGTTTGTTACGCCAGCAACCAACTCGTTAAATCCGAGTGATTGAGCGGCAACGATAGCCGTGCGCTGACCAGCTACTTCGTAGTCAGTCTCGATGCTAACACCCTTCAATCGGGGCATAACATAGTTGCGCATATTAACTGCAACAGCGGCTGTACCAGTAAAGGCACCAGTTTCTTTAGTACCTTGAGCCAGTACGTCAGTAGCAATTACAGGTGAACCGTATATGCTTCCAACTTGACCAACAAGTTTCATTGCTGTATCGGAGCCAACTTCTGATACATCAGAGAAAGCTGCATCAGCGATGAGGTTGTAGTACTGGTCAATACCAACGATGTATGCAACATCAGTAGGATTAATACCGTACTTGCCCATTTCAGAGCGGATTGACAACAGGTTAGCACCTGTGATCGCATCAGAAGTACCAGATGCATCAGGGTCAGTTACAAGAGCTGTATCAGCAGCAAGGAATGAACCTGCGCCGTCAGTGCCAGCTCCACCTACAAGACCTACAAAAGAAGCGTTTCCGATCATAATAGCAGAATCAATTGCTTTTGCGTGTGCTCGTGCGATTGCTGAAGTGATGATAGGAAGCACACTAATTACTACCTGCTCATCTGTGTCATTCGCAATGAATGTACCAGAAACGAGTCTGTAAGCCTGGAGCAATACTCGGTTAACATTATAGTTGTTATCCGAAGCACCTGACTCTTCCAAAAGGTTAGCAGTGGTCTCAAGACCAGTACCATTCCAGTTTGCATTTTCGGTATCAGGAGCTACTGGTAATACAGTTGCGCCTGAGGCTACAGCGATTTCTCGGAAGAGAGGAGCAATTTTCTGCTCAAGTCGTACTTCTTCTTCGAAAGCACCTGAAACACTTACGTCGATACCAGCTGCGCTAGTAGCATCATAAGTTACGCCAGCTTTTTGCAAAAGATCTTGCGCATAGTCTGTGTTCCAGCCTTTCTTGGTAACTTTACCAAGGATGTGTGCACCAAGGAAGTCTTTGCCCCACTTAGTTATGTCGCTTCCGCCACGATTTTCAAAAACTCGCTTGGAATCACGCATCTTAGAGATTTCGTCAGACTTCTCTTTGAGGTCAGACTCGTGTTGCTTCATGATTTCGGCGATCTGCGCGTCCTTTTCGGACATTTTAGATTCGACGTCAGCCATGAGACGTTCTGCACCTGACTCAATGCCAGTTACGATTGCTGATTGAACTTGCTTATCCTGCTCTGCTTTAGCTTCTGCTTCTACAGCGGCTTTCTCAGCAACTTCTTTTTGTACAGCCTCTTCGGCTGCTTTTTGCTCGGCTTGCTTCATTGCAATTTTAGCAGCAGTTTCCTCAGCTACTTTTTTAGCAAAAGCTTCCAAGTCAACGGGTTGATTTGTCTCTTCAGACATTTGTATCTCCTTTTGGACTTGCGTCCCGTCACTAATAGTGAAAGTTTTTTTGAAATCCTCGTACTCAGCCATCGAGTCAAAAGATTTCGCTAGTGAAAAAGTAGCTGATTGATTACATGGTACTGATACTACCGATACCTCAAACAACTCAGCGTCCTTTATTCTTAATCCGTCGGTTTCCTCTAAATAATCAGCGTCCTTGACTCGAAAACCAACAGAAAAGGCCCCAAGAACACCGTCTTTAACTAACTCTGCTACATCTTTAGCAGCTTTACTGATTTTCGCAGTAAGTTCCAACCCGTCACCAGAAGCCTTTAAACCTGTGGCTCTGCCTATTGGTCGGTTGTAATCGTGATTGAAAAGAATAATTGGATTCTTCTCAAAATTATTCAATCCACCTTTAGTCCATGCGTCCGCTGAAATAGAATCGCCCGCGCGATCAAAATCAGCAGTACTTGCCATACCTCGAATCATGATGCTGCCTTCATCATCAGTATGAGACTTAAAAGTAGAGGTGAGATTAAATATCTTTTCCATCTACCACCTCGCTTTCCGCTATTTCAGCGGGCTTTGCCTTTAGAGCCTCTAATGGGTTGACCACAGGCTTAGGCTGTTCACCAGTTATCCCACGCATTACTTCGGGACAAAAAGATTTTGTGTAGGCTGCCATGATAGACCAAGAGTTAAATACTTTTCTAATAGTAGAAAGTTTTATCATGGGAGGCCTAAGAGAGTCCGCAGAAAACGCTTGTGGACTAGGAATATATCCTCTTTCTGCAAAATACATTGCCATCTTTACTGCCATTTCTTTCTTTTGTCTTGATGAGCCGGACATTTATTCTTCCTCTTCCTCGACGGGCCTGCCGCCTTCATCTGGGTTTGATGCGCTTCCTGTTATATTTGCAGGTATTCTTACTTCATCTCCACCATCTACGGGTTCAAAGCCTAGCGCATTTCTAGCTTCGTTAGGAGATATAATTCCTCCATTAACTAATGAAGTGTAGTACGAAGATTGGTCTCGTAGCTCTGGCTGTAAAGCAGGTATATTTGTAATATCTTCTTTTATCTCAAATCCGAAAAATCTTTCGAATCCAAAGTTAATTTTTCTAACAATAGGTAATATAGTCTCCAAATAGTAGAGTCGTAAATTCGGGCGAATATTAGCGTTGTTACCAGAGTCCAAAAGTATTGGAGGTACTCCAAGCGCCTTCAAAATTATCTTTTCGTTTTCTGCTATAGAATTTTGAAAGTCTAAATCTTTAAAATTACTATTTGATATAGAATCTATCTCTATTCCACCATCAAGAATTAAAGGTCTTCTTCCTCCGGCTTCTGGTCTATATCTTACGCCCCAAGATTGTATCATTCTTTCTTTGATTTTCTCGGATAAAGTGTTAGGACTTTTAAGTACTAGACCGGGCACTGCTCCGTTCTTGAAAAAGTTATCTTGAAATTTACGCATAGAACCTATAAGTTGCATGGTTCGAAGGGCAGGACTCAAACGAGGTACTCCTCTATAAATTGAGTAGAAAGAATTTTCTTTTATATGAATAATCTCTTTAGGTGAATAGTCAACAGCCTGTGAAAAAGTAAACCGCTCTATGTAAGTATCTTTACTAGCATGTATCGCCATTTTACTGGAGGGCAGATGATAGAGATGAGCTCCATCATAGTATATAAATATGTTTCCGTCAAGTATAAAGTCTGTTATAAGGTTACGCTTAAATGTATTAATATCTTGAAATAAGTTAGGCTCTACATTAAGTAACTGATCTACTTTGGCTCTTTTTACTGCTTTAACAACTCCGGTATTTCGTCTGGAGCCGATAATAGTTGAAGGTATCTCTGCTGCGTCATCTACTATCATATTTACGCCACGGTTAACAATTTCGAGCTCTTCGTACTGACGCTCGTAACTTATAGTCGGTTCGCGAGTAGTTTCTGAAGTTCCGCCTAAAAGTTCTTGAGCGGGATTATTTTTTTCCTCTACAGCTTTCCCGCCAAAAATATTGTTATACCATGCCATTATGTTTTTCTCTTTGAATCTCGACCCACCGCATTTGTTTATGTGCCGTTCCTAGTCCAGGGTCTCTTCCATATACTTTGTGCAACTGCATGTGATGTTTATGACACAGTGTTGCAGTATGCTCGTAAAGTTCTGCTTCATGCTGTTCTATGAAGTCTTCTCTTATTGCCAGAATGTACTCTGGGTTAAGTTTGTTTTCGCGTATCCACTTATGCACTAAAGGTGCAAGACTATAGAAATGGTGAAAATCCAATCGTTCTGTAGCGTCACAAATCTCACAAGCCGAACCCTTCTGGTATTTATTCTTTGCCTTATCTCGAATATATTTTACTATATCTCGTTTTAATTTAACCATCGGGTTTTTTTGGATTTCTATTTTCGATTAGAAGAATTATATCTAGTTTGAGGTACTATGTCAATAACTATTTTTGACCAGGTATCCTAAAAACTTGTTGCCGAAGTCTCAAATGAATAGAGTCCATATCTTAACGCGTCCGCCATGTGCGATGCGTAATTGTGTTTCGGTTTCTCTCTTGCAAGGTTAGGGTTGGCATCCCACTGGTATTGATCTAACGCAGAGAGAGTTTCTTTACATGCCTGTTCTACAAACAAAGTATTATTATCTACGATTCCAGCAACCTGTGCTATACCGTCTAGTACGGACTTCTTTGCGTTAATAGTTGAGATATCGTAGTTTTGAGCAAAGTCGAATCGTGTCTGCTGTGCAGCGGAATCAATATAAATGTAGTCTATATCCCACTTTTTAATTAGAACCTGTATCTCTTGGGCGTGCTTCTCTGTTGTCTGCTCTGCGTCTAAGTACTCGTCAAGTAAGTAGTATTTCTGCTCGTCCCAGTCGTAACCGATTACACAGAACGCAGTCGGGTCTCTGTAACCTACATCCAACCCCGCAAATACATCCATCTTTGACGTATCCAATTCACTCCCGTTGAAGATACATTCTTCGTGGTTGAAGTTCCATATTTGACCTTCATAGGTGTTAAAGTCTGCTTCGTACTCTTGCTTAAACTCGGATTCAGACATCGATTTTCTAGCTTCCTGAATATCGTTTTCAGACATCCGAGGATTGTCCCTATAAGTCGCTCTAATCGATGCCCATTCCTGGAAGTCGTCTTGGAAGCCTCTGAAGAAGAATTCAGAGAACCAGTTGTTTTTGCCTCGTGGCGTGGATATAAATATCGCTTTGGAATTTTCTTTATCCAGTGTAGGACGTAGGGCTACGTTAAAGGCATCCTTTCCATCCGCTAGGGCTGCTTCATCAAATATAATAAGATCGTAGGAGCGACCAACACAGGAGTCAACCTGATTAACCGAACCCATACGAATACTAGAGCCGTTGGACATTTCAATCACTTTGTCTTTTGCGTTGTCTTTTGTAACTTCAAGATCAAAGTGCTTAATCAGTGTTCGTTGTAAATCAAAAGAAATCTGAGACAAGGCATAGTTCGGGGACATGATCAGTATGTTCGAATTGGGAACTAGTGAGACTAGCTGCCCGATAATATTTGCAATATAGGTTTTACCCTGTCTCCTAGAGACTGCCGCACATACAAAACGGTACTTAGGATTATTTATTGCATTTATTATAGCCTTCTGTGAGGCAAGAGGTTCTACGCCGAGCATCTCCAAGTATGGATTTACTGGTAATTTGAGAAACCTTGTCTCAGATTGTAAATCGTGTATCATATCAGATACAATATCTTTTCTGCTTATTTCAATTGCCATTTAGTACTCAGTTATTTTTTATTTTTAGAGTATGCCTGTGTTCCAAAAAAAGCTGCTACAATACCTGCCACTGCGACAAAGTATGTAGGAGCCATAGAACCAAGCGTTTTCTGTGCTTCATCCAAACCAACTAGAGAAGCAAATACTACGGCACCTGGGTACAGCAGTAGTCCGCCTAAAGCAAACCAAGTCATCTTTCTTTGAGCGTCTCGCATTGCATCTGCGTCTTCCAGCTCTTTTCGTTTAAATTCTAAAAACATCTGTTCTTCTGTTTCGGAAACCTTACCATCGCCATTAGTATCAGCGGGATGCGGAGAGTTATCTATTTCACTCATGTATCCTCCTCTAAGTGTGTTCCATTTTTCTTGTGCTTATTCCAAGCTAAGAAACCTACCGCGGCTAATGCCCAGTAAGCGAGATAGTTTAAAAATTTAAAACCATTAACTTCGATACAAATGTCTCTGAAAAGTTTGTCCATATCTGCCTGACTCTTCTGACCAATATTCTTATAGTCTGGAGTCATGAGAGTAGCATACTTATACCCGTAGTCGTGAATCAACCCACCCATCAAAAGAACTCCGGTGGGAGACAACCACATTGCTAGAAACTTAGGTACTGACGCCCCATCAAACTGAAAGCCTGCTGGTATCATGTAATCTTTGCCGTCTAGCTTATAGTGAAAGTTATCGCAGATTTCCCACCTACGAGCACTAAGTAACCACATTGCAATTCCTTTCCAGAACCCTTTATTCTTGGTCTCAATAGTAATCGGCTTCATGTGAGGCATTTCTTTAACCTCAAAACCAACCCTATACTCTCCTTGGCCATCAAACTTACTAAAGACATACCCTACTAAAACTAGTATTGCAAAGGCAGTCCACTGCCAGAAAGTTAAGAGTATATCAACCATTTACTTTTTCCTTCTTCTACGAGCCTTTGTCCTTACATACGTTGGTTTGCCTTTGACTCCCTGTGGCTTTGCACGCTTTCGTCTTACAGCTGAACGTATCTGACTCTTGCTCATTCTTGCAGCTTTAGCTGCTGGTACGCACTTTGGATATCCTTTTCGGCTTTTCTTTGCTTTCTTACGGCCGCAGGACTTAAACCCTCCGCCTTTCTTTGGTCTTGAGATGTCTACCCAGTTTTCTCCAAACCATCTCTTCAGTCCGGTCTTAGCCACGTCTATACCTCCCACCCGCTTTCTTGTATTCTTTTACTAGGTAAGCGTTCGCATAAGCGCTAGGATAAACTGCAAACTTTCTCTTTGTCTTTGCTTTTATTCTAGCATACAGCTTTTTATTTACGGGTATATTTCTTTTCTTGGCCGAAGACTTACGTCTACTTGCCACGCTTCTTTCTTTTCTTCTTCGGGTGAGAAGAGCCTTTCATGAGTTTACCGTTGGGCATATAGTGATAGCCTTTCGGAGCCTTTTTCCTTTTCTTCTTTTTCTTTCTTCCGTAACCGTACGCCATCATCGTTTACTCGCACATTGGCAAGGGTCACACTTACAGATATAACATGCTTCCATAACTTTCTCCTTTTGCTGAGACTAAGGTTTAGTCCATACTGTAAATCCTACAAAAGCTATCGCCCAAAAACATATTACGGAAAAAGTTATTATTCCTAATGTTTTAAACATCTCATTCCGTTCTTTACGTTTCTTTCGTATTCTAGCTATATCCTTTGCATGTTGCAACTGGGCTTCTGCCATTCGTTGCTTGATTGAAGTATAAAGGTCTCCTTGACCTTGTATAAGACAGATATCCTTTAACTGCCTATCAAAATTAATAAGTTGTCGTTTGGCACTTTCCATGTCTAGTGCTTCTTTATACGACATTGCTCCTGTCTTCTTCTGTTCTACATCGCGGACTTTTTCTTCTACATCTGCCCACTTGCCCATGATAGAGGACAGGTTGCCCCCAGACTCCTTGACCGTAGCTATACCGTCATTCAAGGCCTTGAGAGCAGTCAATACCATTGCTACTTCTCCTATCACTTCAGTTCTCTAAGGGCTTCCCCTTCTCGCTACCCGTTGAGTAACGTTAAAATAATTCCTCCTAAGAATATAATTACTGTCCCCGTTGCGGCTAACAGCATGGTTTGTAGAGTGTCCATCTTTTTTTCCATAACTTCAAGTCTGGCAAAGATAGTCTTCCAGCGCTCCTCGCATTGGGCTTCGTGTTTTGCAAACCGAGTATTTAGCTCCGCTTCATTAGGTGTCAAGTCCATTGAGTAGTTTATCCATTAACTTACCATAATTACCTTGACCGAAGGGTATGCCGTCATTAATCTGAACATTTGTTTGATTTTTAACGGTAGAGCCTTCTGCTTTAGCGAGATCGGCTTGTGCCTTAATCTCGTCCATACGCATCTTGTGAGCCATTTGTAATAAGTCTGCTAAGTCCTTGCTGGAGTAGACGCCAGTCTCCTGCGCTTCCTCTAGCTTCGATTGTATCATCTCATCCAGTAAGGATGCAATGTTATTCTTATTTCTGTATCCCATATCTAGGTATACAGTATCCACGTACTTCTTAACTTCCCGTCGATTTAAGATATCCACTACCTTGTTTTCGGCAACTTGCATATACTCACAAACACCCTTGATATTCCCGAGGGTTAGATAACAGTTTGCTACTTCAAGCCCCTCTGGGGAAATTGTTGTTACTTCTTTACTCATGGGAAAATTATACTCAAAAAGGGTTGTAATGTCAAGGACTTTTTTTCTATGGTTTGGTAGGCCATACGTAACCTTCAAGGTTATCAAAATTGTCCGGTAGTCCTGCAGGTGCATCACGGAGTTTTTGTCTATAAGTTACCCACTCTGCTTTCTTTTCATCTGTCAAAGGAGCGTCTGAGGCTTGTGTCCAATCACACTCATAAAGCTTATTTGCTCTTGTACTTTTAAAGTCTGCTAAGAGACGTGTGCTGTCAACTGCCCATTGCTGAGCATCGTTCCATATATAATAGTCTCCTGGCCGCTTGTTTCGTGGTTTAAACATATCTGCTGTAAAGTCAAAATAAGTTTCTTCTATTGCCTTTGTATGGTTTGCGTCACTTGCAATTGGATAGGTACGAAGACCATTGTGCAACCCCGCTCTTGCGTAGTCTGAATTGTTATTCACACTCATTATATAATCGATGTTTCCGGTATTGGGGTTTACCATTGCCCAGTCATACGTTGCCATGTTAACTCCTTAGTTTTACTATCATGTAGGAAGCTCCTCCATAGGATAAAGGGCTTGCTACTCCATTGAATATTTTTTTATTTAATATGTCTATACTGTTTAAAGTACCGCTTGTATAGTTAAATTTATAAGCTCGTTGATGTTCTTCTACGTTAGCTCCGCTAAATCCTGGTGCAGTAATTGACGTAGTAAATATATATCTATAGCTACCAGGTATAAGAACATAATGTGGAGCTGTTGAGTTTATAGGTACATTAATTGAGGTAATATTACTGCTTCCTGCTCCTATACTGCTGAATTCTCCTACTGTTATTATATCGAGCGCAGTGTCCGTATTACTACTAAAAAGTAAGTCCGCTTCAGCCGTGCCCGTACCATCAAAGATATTTAAGCCATATCCAGTTGCAAAGTTAGAAACATTTGAAGTGCTTATATCAGCCTTGAGTAGTTCTACAGTAGTAGTCGCACTGGTGAAAAATTGTCTATTCGGGGTTGAGTACCCTGACTCCCCTATTACACTTGTAGTTGTTGGCCTTCCAAAAAGCAGTGTATTAAACTCAAAACCTGAAGGGTAATCAGCACCTCCAGGAGAACTTAAAGTAGTAGTCGCAACTTTTATAAAATGTGCATGTCCTTCGTCCGAATCAAAAGTAACTTGATTATCTGCATTGAAAGATTTAAATCCATAAGTAGGCATTAACTACCTCCTGATTTTATAACAAAGTAGTTATAAGCATTTGTACCTGATCCATCATTTTTTACATTAAATTTATTGCTAGACTTAGTAAGTGTGTACTTATGGCCTTCTGCAGCACCTACTCCCGTAGTTCCAGTTCCTTGAGTTAAAGGCACCAACACAACTTGAAAGTCTGAACTATTCGCTACTCCTGTCACAGTAACATCTTGATTCCCTCCAGAAGCTATAGTACCACTTGTAGGGACTCTGCCGCTTGCCATTACTCTTCCTGTGCGTGAGGTTGTATCATAAAGCAAGTCACTTCCGTTAGCCGCAAATATTTGAAGCCCAAATGCAGATGTAGTACCTGAAGGAGTTTCTGTAGATGTACCCGTTCGAGTAACTGTATAAGTAGCTCCCGTTGCATACTCTTGTGTAAAATCTGCATTAACGGGAGAAAGCGTTTTTAATGTATGAGTTGCAGTATCATTAATGTTAGGAATACCGGTTTCAGTTACAGTCAACGTCAAAGCTCCTCCATTTCCTGTTCCCTGTGCTACAATATTTGTTCCATTGTAGATATAGTAAGTGTGTCCTGATATAGTATTTGAGATACTTTGAGTAAACTCAGTATCTGTTCCTTCTAAAAACTTCGTCGAGTCAAGAAACGTAAATCTATCGTAGTTTGCGATAGTTCGAGTATATGTTACACCAGTATCTGCTTCAACGCCTGCAGAGCTTCTTCGAAATAGGCTGTACGTAGATTGTGTGGTATTTGTTCCGCTTGGTACTGACGCAGCTGTATCTGTGGGGTTACGATCAGTTGCTCCGCTAAGATAGGTTGCAATTAGAGTACCTCCTGAATTTTTGACCCCGTACAAAAAGCCAGAAGTTGTGTTGGCCAGCTTTACATAATGAATTGCTCCTGAGTCTGTGTCATTATCAAAATATACTCCGGAAGGGTTTACTATGCTCTCATTATGTGTTGCTGCTCGAGTAACAGAAAAACTTGTGTTAGTTTGTGCAAAGACTCCACTGCCTCCATCTGCGGTAGCAAGTACTCCCCATATTTGGAAAGACTGTGTTGACCCCGCTGGGACTCGAGAAGGGTCATTACTAACGAGTTGAGTGGCTCCGCTAACTTGTACTCCATTTAATTGATTTACAACATTTGAAGCACTGTTACGAAGTTGGTACGTAGTTGCTCCTGAGATGTTTACCATATTTACTGTAAAAGTTCCATCTGATGTATTAAATGATGTTATATTATTTGCAAGTCCTATAGTAAGGTCTGGGGCAATATAGGGTATAAATGTTGAACCTGTTTCCGGTCCTCCAGCCACATCTTGATGCTGGGCTTTGAATCGGTAAAACTGCCCTCTAAGTACATTTCCTCCATTTGTAAAATTACTGAAAGTACCTTGTTGGTATTCTGCTTCTAAAGCGAAATAAAACTGTAAGTTACAGCCTGAAGCAGAACTAACACCTGAAAGAGTTGCAGGTAAAAACTGGTTCGAGCTTGATCCTAAAGAAACTGAAAGAGTTCCAGAAGGAATAGTACTACAAACTGCGCTTACTACATTAATTTGAAAAGCTGCTAAATGCCCTGTACTATTATTCCAGTAAGGCGACCCCGAAGCTCCGTAGAAATGAAAAGTTTTTATACCATTACTAATTCCACTAGGAACGGTATATGTGAAAGTTGCAACTGAGTTTGTTAGAGACTGAGGGTTTGTTCCTTGATCTGTTATTTGGTCGGTACTTGTGCTAAACAGTTCCACGATAGTATGATTCGAAGTTACAGTACCTGGGTGTGTAACGTTAAAAACAAGTTGATCCCCAATAACAAGATCAGGTCGATTCGATGCATTAACCACAGTATAAGTAGATTGGTTAAGTAATGTAATATTATATGTGGCCATGCTTGGAATTATACTAAATATGACATTTAATGTCAAGGATTTTTTAGACTCAGGTCTCGAAAAAACCCAAAGTCGTACGTGCGGGGGAGCCCCGCCGCATCACTGAGAATGATGTCTACTAACCGCCCCCATTAGCCTCAGTGATGTTGGTCGAACATGGCAGGGCATCGATGTCAAGCTTTTTTTATATCATTTGGTTACTAGCAGGGCGTTCCTTATGCGAAATCGGTATGCAATATCGCTTGACTTTTTGCGCTTTTTATGGGATAATGCTTGCATGAAAATAAAGAAGCGCATAATAATCCAGATCATAACTTCCATTATATCTCCACTTTTGGGGGTTGACTTTCTGGTCGATTTGTGCGATACTCTATCTCAATTATTTAAC